AAACGACCTATGTTTAGAAAAGGTGGTGAAGTTGGTGGTGGCATCATGACTGGTGTTATGAGAGAAAACTACGAAAATGGAACTCCATCTAACAGTGAACAATTTAGAGAAATTGTGCAAAAATATGCACAACCTGCTATCGATCCAATATCACAATTATTAATTCAAGGTGGACTAAGAGGAATGTCACAGACAGGTGGCGGTGGAACATTAGGTAATCTAGCCATGGCTTTTGAACAACCTACAGCTCAACTATTTCAAAACTTACAAAGACAAAAAGACTTACAAAGAGAAACTGACATAGCTGCTTTGAAAATGGATATATCTGACAGAGAGAGAAGAGAGAGAATCGCTAGAGAAAAAGCAGCTACAGAAGCAACTCAACAGTTTCAAAAAGATCTATTAGGTGATAAACAAACTTTTACAGCATCAGAAGCTGAGAAAACTAGAACTGCTACAGCAATAGAAAAAGAAAAAGATAGAAAATTAAAAAGAGATTTAGCTTTAGCTGATGATAAAGATAATGTTTATGTGAAAACAGCCAAAGTAATACTAGGGGCTAATGCTTCTCCAGAAGAGATAGGAAACATGGCTTCTAAAATAGCAACTGAAAAAACATTTGGTGTAGATGAAAGAGCTAAACAAAATGCCATCCTAAAACAAAAAGAGGCAATTGAGGAAAGATTTGGCCTTACTGAAGGACTATTAGAAAACTACTATAACTTTGCAGCCACTGGTAGAGCAGCTGAACTATCCGAAAAAACGGGTAAAACTTTCATTGGTCCTATTAAAAAGAAAAAAGGTAAGTACAAAACTAAAGGTAAATTTGGATTGTATTTTGATCCTGTTGATAATGTTGCAGTAGAGGTAAACGCAGACGGTACTTTCAATATCTATTAGGAGGTTAAATGGCAACAAAGTTCCAAGAATACGATGTCTTTAATCTTATCGACGAAGAGCAAGGTAGTGAAACAAATGCTCTTGTATCAGCTTTAGCAGGTGTTGCATCTGGAATAATCAAAGTTCCTGAAGGTGTTATATCTCTTGGTGCAGAATTAATTGATCTTGGTTTTGATACAGACACAGCAGTAAAAGTAGAAAAAGCATTTGATGCAATCAACATATTTGAAGATGTAGCAGACGATAGAGCTATTGGTAGATTAACTGAAACTTTAGTTCAGATAGGTGTGCCTGGAACTATAGGATTTAAATTAGCTAGCGGTGCGGTTAAAGCAAAGAAAGCTGGTAACTATGCAAATTTAGCTAGTCCAAATATAACAAAAGCTTTGAACAGAACAAATGATTTAAATAAGAAAGCAAAAACAAAAAGATTTGTAGCAGGTGTAGCTGGTGGTGCAGCCGGTGAAGCATTTGTAGCAGACGTAGAGAATATAGGTAGTCTTGGTGATACTTTCGAAGCAGGACCTACACAACTCACAGAGGTTACAGATGAAGGTGGTAAAGAGGATGCAGGTAGAAAACTTTTAAATAGAGTTAAGTTTGGTAGTGAGTCTTTACTTGTAACACCACTTGTATACGGAGCAGCAAAAGGAATTAAAGCTGCGGCAACTAGAGGTAGAAATTTAGAATTTAGTAATTCAAAATTAGATAAATTTTTTAATAAAGTATTTTCTACTGTAAGAGCTAGAGGTGCAAAACCACAAAAAATATTTGAGGAAAAAATGGCTGAAAAAGGTGCTAATATGGCGGATACTAATAGAGCCATGGAGTTGGTAAAAAATTTAGATAAAGAAATAGATAAAATGTTTCCAACATTAAAGACCACATTTAGTAAATCAACAGGTAAAGAAAAATCTAAAGTATTAAAAGATATAAATGATGCATTATTTGATGGTAACTTAGATGAAGAAATATCTGAAACTACTGTTAATAAATTAACGGATACTTTAACTACAAAAGGATTAAATGATGAAGGTGTAAAAAATATTTTTACAAACCTAAAAGATGCAAGGCAAGTTTTTTCTGAATTAATTAATGCTAGTTCAAATGCACCAAAAGATGTAGCAGAATTAAAAACATTAATAGGATCAAGAACTAAAGATTATTTAGGTGACACATATAGAATATTTGAAGATAAATCTTCTTTACCATTTCTATCATATAAACCCACAGATGAAGCTACACAAAATGTAAAGGAACTTTTTAAAAGATATCACAGATTTGCAAATAGAAATAATCCAAATTTTGATCCTGTAAAAAATGCATTGACAGATTTAGAAGCAGACACATTAGTTAATAATGTTTACAAAAGTGCTTTACAACAAAAGGCACCAGGTAAACTACCTTTTTTTAAATACATAAATTTAACACCCATGGCTGATGATGTAACCACTAAGAAGTTTTTTAAACAAATTGTTACAAGAGATATTGGAGATCAAGAAATATCACAAGTAATTGGTCAAGGAAGTAAAGTCTTCAGAGAATACTTTGGCAAAATGCAGGATCCAAGGTTTTCCATATACAATGGTATGACTAAACTATCTGGTGTCGCAAGGAAAAATGAATTGCTAGAAAGATTATTACAAAACGATGCTGCTGTAAAAGCAGCTGTTACAGATACGGCAGAAGCTGGAGAAAGAGGATTTTTTTTTACAGCTGATGAAGTAAAAAATTTAAAAGCAGAAAGAGCTTTGCCTAATCAAGAAATTGTAGAACTAGACAAATACCTATCACCATTTTTTAAAGATGAATATGTAGTTAATCCAATGTCAGGTATGTATACATCTAAAGCAATTGCTGAAGCTTTAGGTGAATCACAAAAAGCATTTAAGTTTTTATTTGATGCCGACTCTGAAAATTTTGCAGTTAGAGGTTTTAATTTTTTATACAGAAATCTTTTACTTGCACCAAAAGGTTTAGCTCAAGTCGCAAAAACAATTTTATCACCAGTCACACACTTTAGAAACTTCTTCTCTGCAACAGGATTCTCTGCAGCAAATGGTGTAATGGTAGATATGGTAACTAACCCAGGACAAACTGCAAAAGCTTTTGCAGACGCATTTGGTCCTTTACAAGTGGGAACAAGATCAGAAGCAGCTAATGCTAGATACAGAGATCTATTGAGATTAGGTGTTGTAAACTCACAAGTACAATTAGGAGATATTAAAAATCTATTAAAAGATGTTAGATTTGGAGACAATGTAGATTTAGACAAGCCTCTAGCATCAATGGGTAAAAAATTATTTGGTCTTGCTAAAAGAGGTGTAAAAAAAGGTGTTAAACTAGCGGAAGATTTATATACAGCAGAAGATGACTTTTTCAAAATTGCAAACTTTGCAATTGAAAGAAACAGATTAAAAAATGCTTTTACAAAAGCAGGTAGAGAATTTACAGAAGAATCTTTAGATCAAGAAGCAGCCAACATCGTAAGAAATACTGTGCCTAACTATGCATATGTTTCTGATACTGTAAGATTATTAAGACGTCTACCACTTGGTACGTTCATGTCTTTTCCATCTGAAATACTAAGAACAACTACAAATATTGCACAAAGAGCAATCAAAGAAATAAAAGATCCGGCTTTAAGAAACATTGGTTACAAAAGATTATTTGGTTTAACAACTGTGCTAGCAGTAGCTCCTTATGGAGTACAAAAAGGATTTCAATCGTTGTATGATGTAACTAATGAAGAACTGGATGCATTGAAAAGATATTTACCTGACTGGTCTAAAAACTCTACAATCTTACCTATCAGAGATGAAGATACAGGTGAATTAAAATATGTAGATTTCAGTCATGGTAATGCATACGATACAGCTATCAGACCTGTACAAACTTTACTAAACAATATTCAACAAGGCATAACAGACGAAGATGTGTTAATGAAAGGATTGCTAAGTGGTATGGCAGAAGCTTCTGGTGAACTTGCATCACCATTTATATCTGAAGCAATTTATACACAAGCACTAGCAGATATATTTTTAAGAAATGGTAGAACAAGAGAAGGTAGTCAAATTTATACTGAAACACAATTAAAAACAGAACCAGGAAAAGCTATTCAAAATTCAATTGAACATGTTGCAGAATCTTTAGTTCCTTTTTCATATCCAACACTAACAAGAATATATCAAGCTGCTGCAGACAAACCATCAGAGCGTGGAGAATTTTTTGAACTACCAGATGAGTTGACTGGTTTCTTTGGATTTAGACAAGTAAAAGTAGATCCTGTAAAAGCGATGGGATTCAAACTTGCCGGTTATCAAAAAGGAATCAGGGAAGCAAGATCACTATTTACAGGTGGTGCAGAGTCTGTATTGAAAGGTGGACCTAAAAATCCAAATGATATTATAAGAAGATTTATACAAGCAAACAAAGCAAAATTTTTAGTTCAAAAACAATTAAGAAAAGATATTGAAGCAGCTGAATTATTAGGTGTAGATGATTTTGATTTAAGAAAAGAGTTTAGAGAAAGACAACTTATAAAGGATTTTAATAGACTTAATAATGATATCTTTGATCCATATATACCATCAGATAATATTAGAAGAGAGTTTAGACAAATGTCTGAAAATTTAGGTATATCTAATCCATATTTGGATGCTCTCATGGACATAAATGATATTGTTTTGGATTTAAGAGGTTTGTCTTTTGATGATGATTTTGATGAATTTATAAATGTAGAAGATTATCTACAAGATGAATCAGAACCTGTAGCATCTTTACCTTTACCTAATATGCCAATGCCAAGTGCAAACGTTGTGCAAACAGCACAGAATCAAGCACTAGGAAACATGAATCAAGGTTTGACCCCAGTAGAAAATGCTTTATTATCAGATGAAGAAAAACAAATTAGATTACGACAAAGAGGATTAGCATAATGCCAAACGGAGATAAAATTAGACCCAAGAACACAAGAGAGCATTTATTATCTATATACGGATATATTACAGGTATCAGAAAAGATATGAAACACATGCATGATGGTATACACAATTTGGGCGGTAAGATAGACAAGATCTATTGGGTGTTATTGGGTACTGTAGGGGCAGTATCACTTCTGCTGTTAGATAAAGTTTTGGATAAAGGTTGGTTTTAACGACATATACATCCATATAAATCACCACTACCATCTTTCATAACGTGAGCATTAACGGGATAATCATAATAGGTTGTTAAGTGTAATCTTAAAATATCACACAAATCAAAACAATCTGCTTCATGTAATAATTCTACACCCTCTATCATTTCTTTTGTAATAGATACTAAACTATACAAACCATCATTTAATAATATTAAATCCATTCTTTATATCCTTCACCCATGATTGTATTAGCAATATTAACTTTATTACGTAGAGCCTTTACTATGTGTTCATCAATAGTATCTTGTGACATGATATCTATGTAAGTCATTTTTTTAGTCTGACCTATACGATCAATACGAGCTTCTGATTGTTGTCTCTTCTCAAGATCATAACCATTTGAAAAATAAATCATTGTGCTACCTGCAGTTAATGTGATACCATAGCCGCCGGTATGTGTGGTCCCTACAAAAAATCTACACTTGTCATCTGTCTGAAATTTCTTTATATTCTTTGATCTATTTTCTTGGTCTGTTTCACCAAAATAATCTACAACAGATTCATCACCATATACTTCTTTTATCTTTGCAATAATTCTTTTTACATCGTGGGTATAGTGGGACCATATAATAGTCTTACCCTCAACATTTTCTAATATACTCATTAATTCTGTCAAACGACTACAAGGTAAATCTTTTATTGTGCCATCATCAGCTGTAAAGTGGCCACAAGTTATTTGATGTAGTCTCATCAATTGAGTCATAACCGTGGCTGTAGATTGCATCTTACCATCAAGAAACGCTATCGCCTCTTTCTTCATCTGTTCATAAACTTTCTTTTGTTCTTTTGTAAGTTCAACAGTATGTTTGATAAAAGATTTTGGAGGTAAATCCAGACAGTCTTCTTTTAATATTCTTTTAGAAAAAGGTTTTATTTTATCTGATAATTCAGCAAGATTTCTGTAACCAACAACAATCTCTACACGTCTACCCTGTACTTCTATCTTTCTAGTGACAGCATACCGGGCTTTAAACGTGTAGTATGATTGATGATTAAGGAGCCAAGGATCAAGAAATTGGCATTGAGAAAATAAATCTAATGGTGATTTTGTTACAGGAGAACCTGTTAATATTCTTCTGTATCTTGCATCTTGTCTTAATTGTAGAATGCTTTTAGTTCTATTTGATGTAGGAGTTTTTATAGTCGTGGACTCATCAATAGCAATCATTGCTTTGTGACAAGATAAAAATTTTTGTGCAAATTTTAAACCATCACCTTTTGAAAATGATTCAACATTCATAATTAAGATATGTAAATCTGTGCCTGTTTCAAACAAAGTATTTAACAAAGACATTTGTTTTTTAGATTTGTCTGATGTTTTCCAAAGAACAACTTTCTTTTCTATGTGATCTGGTAAATGTGTGGGTATCTCAGAGTCATACCAATTTTTATATACACCTTTAGGTGCGATTAATAATAGACCATTTATGTAACCTTTATCATATAATATAGCTGCATTGTCTAATAATACTTTAGATTTACCAGTACCCATTTCCATAAAATAGGCAAAGTTTTCTTTATCCCAAGAAGCTTCTAATGCATCTAATTGATGAGCATAAGGCTTAGTTTTAAATTTATAGTTCATACTTTACTTTTCTTTCTAAAAATCTATATAGTGTATAAAAAGAAAAAAGTCAATGAGCAAAGTTTATTTAGTGCAGGACATTCCTGTCGATAGAGATACCGGTGAACCAAAATATAATATTGTAGGTGCTTACAAATATGGCGAAATTAAGGTAATGTTTCCAGCAAAAGCACAAATGATTTTTTCTCCTGGTCCTCTAATATTTCAAATAAAAGATAAATTAAAAGATTTTACAACCGAAGATTATTTATTACTATCAGGTGACCCTGCTATTATTGGTGTGGTTTGTTCTGTTGTTTCGGATATTACAAATGGAAAATATAAATTATTAAAATGGGATCGCCAGGAAAAAGTATATTATCCTATAGAAATAAATATTCATCAAAACTAGTTGACAATAAAAATTACTTCTCTATATATTAAGACGCAATTAAAAATTAAATTAATAAAAATATATAGGAAAGCAAATGACTATTAACTTACGACAAGATGCGCCGGATCAAAGCGACGTAATCGACCCACAAAAACTCTCTGAAGAAATAGAGAAATTAAAATCAATACAAAGTAGAATCTCATTATTAAAAGCACAAGTAAAAGATTTGGAAGAAGACGAAAAATATTTTGTCTATGATGTAATTCCAAAACTTATGTACGATATGAATTTGAGCACACTGAAATTAAAAGATGGTTCTGAAGTTTCAGTTGGTAAAAAGTTTTATGCAAATGCTAGAGCAGACAAAAGAGCAGATGCATATCAATGGCTTCGAAACAATGGCCTAGGTGACATTATTAAAAATAATATTAGTGTTACTTTTGGTCAAGGCGAAGAAAACAAGGCAATGGCTTACGCTAACCTTGCAAAGGAGCATGGTTATGAGCCTTCTCAGAAAGAGGATGCTCATCATGCTTCTGTATCAGCAGTGATGAAGGAATGGAAAGAAAAAGGAAATGAAATTCCTACTGATCTGTTTTCTGTACTTGATGTAGATCAAGTAAAGATAAAAAACAAAAGCTAAACTAATAAACTAATAACCTAATAGGAGGACAATATGGAAAGTCAATTAGCTAAGAAAGCTGATGCTGGTGCATTAGCAACAATCAATCTCAGAGGTGACTCTAGAAAAGGAGCTGAGGAAATTAAGAAGGATGATATATCAACACCTATCTTAAAAATTCTTCATCAACTATCTCCAGAGTGTAATGAAAGAGATCCAAAGTATGTAGAGGGTTCTAAACCAGGAATGATCTACGCTTCATCTTTTGGTTCATTAATGGATGGTGAGAAAGAGGGTATCAATATAATTGTTGCTCATACTCAAACTAGATATCCTGAATGGCAAGAAAGAGGTGACAGTGCTTCGGCACCTGTTGGAACTCACATGCAGATACCTGCAGATGCCACAGAGGAAAGAAACGGAAGATACAGATTACCTAATGGTAATTATGTTGAAAAGACCGCTTATTTCTACGTAATGGTCGTGCAGGGTCAGGAGTCTAGACCTGCTGTGATAACAATGCGTTCATCTAATTTATCACCAGCGAGGGAACTTAACAATCTAATAACTAATCTAAGAGTATCAGATGATAAAGGTACATTTCAACCCGCTGCATACTCAGCTTTGTTTAACTTAAAAACAGTTGGCAAAACTGCAGGCAGTAAAAGTTGGCATGTATACAAACCATCTAAAGTTAGAATGTTAGATATTTCTAAATCTGAAGATGCAGACTTATATGTGGCAGCACAAGAACTACAGAAAACTGTAGCTAAAGGTACTGCTAAACCTAAGTATGAGAATAACTCTACTACGGGAGACATCGTATAATTCCTACGGGAATAGTTGCAACGCAGGGCCGGAAAGCGAGAGTGGACCGGCCCTAGTATATCATGAAGGATTTTATAAAATATTTTACAGGGTTAAAACGTAATTATGGTTTCTGTAATATACATAACGGATATAAAGATGAGTCTGGAAAAATAAAATTTGAACCAAAAGATTATGGTTGGGCTAAAAAAGAAATAACAGATCAAGATTACGAAGAACATTTAAAAGGGATAAAATCTATTGGGGTCAATCCTTGTGATGACGAGGGTCAAGCTATCTTTGGCGCCATAGATATAGATCCAAAAAATTATACAAATTTTAGTTTACAAAAATATTTAAAAATTATTGAAGAAAAGAAACTACCAATAGTTCCTGTTAAATCAAAATCAGGTGGATTACATTTATATTTATTTGCTAAAGAAAAAATAAAAGCATCAGAGATAAGAGAATTTTTAGAAAAATTATTATTTATATTTGGTTTACCATCTAAGACAGAGATATATCCAAAACAAACTTCACTAGATTCTAGTGATGGTAAGAGACCTTCAGGTAATTTTATAAATCTACCATACTACAATAAGAAAGATCGAGTAGCAGTTAAACCTGATGGAGAAGAAATAAATTTTGATACATTTATTAAGGTTGTAAATTTAAACTCACAATCTGCAGAGGAACTAAAAGAACTTGGAGCAGAATTAATCAACAGAGAATTAAAGAATCAAGCAGCAGAATTTGATGAGGGACCACCGTGTCTTGGTCTGATATGTGGCGACATAGAAAGGACGAAAGAAAAGCTACCAGACGAAAGAGACAGATTTTTATATAACTACATGGTGTTCGCCAAAAGAAAATATCCAGATCAATGGGAAGATAAAGTTTTACAAAAAGCAAGAGACTACATTAAATACGATAACATTTGGGGTGATGA